AAGCCTTCCGAAGGTTAGGATGTTGGTGGTTAGGTTAGGATGTAGGTTAGGATGTTTCCGCCTCATTACCGACATCCTAACCTCACGAAAAACTTTTTTTCCTTGGTTTTTTGCGATGCGAGGTTAGGATGTTAGGATGGTTTTTCAAATCAGGCAAGAGAGAGACAACACACTTTCGGAGAGGAGGCGAGGCGTCGCAAGAACGACTCATAGGCAGAAAAAACACAAACCGTCCGAACATCCTAACCTCATGCCAATCTCTGCCACATCGCCTTTCGGAAAGGCAAGCAAACACTGGAGTTTTTGAGACTACCTCTTGACAGAAAGCGAGGTTAGGATGTTTCGGAGCATCCTAACCTAAACGCCAACATCCTAACCTTGCCAGCCGACATCCTAACCTTACCGTCCGAGGCGAACCTGTCAAACCGAACCTACCGAACCATCCGAGCCTTCCGAGCCATCCAACCGTCGCTCCGAGGCATCCGAAGATGTGTATTCGGAATTCTCACAACGACTTGACATCCGAAGTGTGAGGTGGTTGAAGTGACTTGGTTACTCGGTTACTCAAGTCACTAAAAAGTGTTTTTCAAAATCCGAGGTAGTTCGCTCGTAAAAAAGGTTTAGGTGACTTGAGTAACCAAGTCACCTAGTCACTTTACAACCTCACCTCGTCCTCGTCAAGTCGTTGTGAGAAAAACCGAGAGCGACACCTTCGGATGTGTGGCGACCGTCGGATGCCGACCGAGCCGAACCGTCCGAGCCAACCGAGCCTACCGAGGCTACCGAACCGTCTGTGACGGTTTTTGTGGCTCAACAACCTTATTGACACATGTCAATTTTGTGAGGTAACAGAGACGCCGAACCGACCGAGGCTTGGACGGATGCCGAAACGGAAGCGATGGCGACTTTCGGAAGCCGTTAGGTGGCAAGGCAGGTAAGCCGACGGCTGCAACACCTCAGGCATCTTTACCTTCAAAACCAACCGACGGCTCAAAACCTTCGGATGGCAGTCAAAACACACACTTCCACCGTTCGGCTGCAACGCCTACCAAAGCGAAAAGCAAAAACAGTCAGCAAAAACCTTCGGTTTCAGGCTATTGCGTTTTGTGTCGGTTTGCGTTAAACTCAGTGGCGACGCAGGCTTATTGGAAGGCAGAAGTCAACTTTGCGTCAATTTCTCCAATTGCTACATGGAGGTGACTGACATGAGAGCCAAAACCGAACGGAAGGCGGTTCAGGAAACCGAGCGAAAGAGGTTCGCCTTGCATCGCTCCGTCAAGCGAATTGTGGAGAGCGACGCCTTTCCGCCAGCCGTCCGAAAGGCGGCTCTGACGGAAGCCATCACCTACACCACCAGTTACTTTGCTGGTGAAGGCAAACTTGCCATCTGCCTCATTTGCGGCAGGTGGTTTTTGACGGAGCGTCCGCAAACGAAAACTTGCTCTGAACCGTGTCGCCGCCGTTTGGATGCCTTCGTGATGGACATCAAGCGAGGCAGGCGGCGGCAGATTACGCAGAAACTCCGCAAGACACCGTTCTACCTCTTCCTCTACCTTGCCATCAGGCAAGGCATCTTGCCAGCCAAGTTGTTGAACCGAGAGAAGCCTGAGGATTTGCCGCCACCAATTCCAGCCACTCTTGACTTGTTTGAGGCAGTCGGTTTGACACCGATGCAAGCCAGCAATGAAGTCGCAGACATCGCTGAGAGGCTCTTGACACAAGGCAAGAAGGAGGTGAATGAGGCATGAAAGACTGGCTTTTGGAGAACCAATCGGACGGAAGGCAAACCACCGAATTGGCAACACTTGAAGGTTTGAGGCGTTGGCAAAGCCTTGAAGAGGCGTTGGACATCGCTGGCATCTACTACAACAGAGGTTTAGCAACAATTCCGCTGAAGCCACACTCCAAAGAGCCAATTCCTGAGTGTCGCTGGAGCGAATTCTATGAGCGGAAACTCACTTGGAGCGACATCAAGTCGCTGTATCAAGTCGCCTATGAGCGTTACGGCTTGGATTTCAACATCGCCACGCTGTTAGGTAACCTTTACGGCTTGGTTGTGATTGACATTGACGATGAGACGGAGTGGAGTGAGTTTGAGGCGGAAGTCGGTTTAGTCGCCTCTCGGTATGCCGTCTGGATTGCCACCTCAGGCAAAGGACGCCACATCTACTTCCGCTATCCTTCTGGCGTGGCGGAGTTGAAATCGCTTTCGCATCCGAAGTCGGAGAGAGGCAACCGAACCTTCGGAAAGGTTGAGTTGTTAGGCGACAGGCGTTATGTCCTTCTGCCGCCATCCATCCATCCGAACGGCAGCCTGTATCAGTGGCATCCTGAGCGAAATCCGTTCTGCGTTCCTGAGATTGAAGAGTTGCCGCAAACCTACCTTCAGCGGTTCATTTCCGCCACTGCCACAACCGCAACGCCACAAACCGAAGCCACAACAACCGACTTACCACCTTCGGATGTATCCAGCCAAAACCTGCCGACTTGGCTTACCGAACTTGTTGCCAAAATCGCTCCGTTCTGGAATGAAGGCAGTCGCCACAACCTGACACTGGCTATCACAGGCTTGATGCTGAAACACCACCTGCCGTTGGATTTGGCGAAAGCGTTTGTGGATTTGGTGGTTTCTGTCACAGGCGACACCGAGTGGAAAGACAGACACCGAGTAGTTACCGACACCTACGCCAAGACGCCAGAAGAAGTCGCAGGCTATCAGTTGCTGGCTAACATCGTTGGAGACGCCGTGGCGAAGGAAATTGTGGCTTTACTTCCATCGCAGCCAACCGAGCGGAGAGATGCCTTTATTAACAAGCCTGTCCTAACCGATGCCGAACTTGCTGAGTTGGTTATCGCCTATTTTGGCGACAAGATAATGTATGTTCCAGCCGTCGGCTTCTATGTCTGGAACGGTAAGCGGTTTGTCTATGACACAGAAGACTTGCGAACAAGGCGAATGGTGTGGAAAGCCATTGAGTTGGAGATGGCGAAGGTTAAAGAGAGCCGACTGCCTGACGATGAGAAGGAGAGATGCCTGAAGTGGCTGGCTAAATCCAAATCCAGTTTTGAGGTGTCAAAGTGTCTTACGAGCCTCAAATCTCTCCTTGCAGTGGAGACTAAGGATGACGATGAGTCTAATGGCATTGATGCCGATGACTACCTGCTGAACCTTCAAAACGGCGTCTTGGATTTGCGTTCGGTAATGCAGGATGGTGACACCTTTGACATCCGAAAGGTTAGGCTGATGCCACACAATCCTTCGTTCAGGCTGACGCAGATTGCCAACTTTGAGTTCAATCCTGACGCCGACTGTCCACGCTTTAAGGCTTTCCTGAATGAAATCTTCCTTGGCGACCAGCAACTGATTGAGGATGTCCAACGGTTTCTTGGCTACGCTCTGACTGGCGATGTGTCGCAGCGGAAAATCTTTTTCCTGTATGGCGAAGGCTCAAACGGCAAGTCCACGCTCCTGAACATCATTGCCAAATGCTTCGGAACTTACGCCAAGACTGTCTCTGCCGACATCCTGCTGCCGAAACACAAGCGGATGTCGCAACATCCTGAGGTTATCGCCGACCTATTCAAAGTCAGGTTCGCCATCGTTACCGAGTGGAAAGAAGATGAGCCTATTTCCAGCAGCCACATGAAGATGCTGACATCCAAAGAGAAACTCACCGCAAGGCAGGTTCATGGCAAGCGTTTCCAATTCCGTCCAACACACAAACTCTTCATTACCACCAACCACCTACCGAAAACCGAAGACTTATCTGAAGGTTTCTGGCAACGCATCATTGCCATTCCTTTCAAGTATCGCATTCCGCCAGAGAAGCAAAATCCTTACCTCGCAGAGGAAATCTTTGAGGCTGAGAAGGCAGGCATCTTGAACTGGCTGCTGGAAGGCTTGTGGCGTTACTTCAAGTTAGGACACCTCAATCCGCTCTCCAAAGCCATCCAGCAAACGATGCGTGACTACCGAAGCAGTGTGGATGTGTTAGAGGAGTGGCTGCAACTGTATTGCGACAGGAGCGATGCCGACGCCGTGACGCTGAACAAAGACTTGTATGACTGTTACCTGCAAGTCATGAAAGAGTGGCAAGTTCCGCAAGATGACCGGCTCTCCATTCAATCCTTCGCAAAGGAGTTGGAGAAGAAAGGCTTCATTCGCCTGAAACCGAAAAACAAATTGGCTTGGCGTGGCATTCGCCTGAAAGAGCGTCCGAAGGAAGTGGATACGCAACAGGCTCTGTCGGATTTGATGCCTACGGACGGAGGTGATGGCGACTATGAAGACGATGACGCCTTCATCTTCTAACCGCCACCGAACCGTCACAACCTTCGGTTGTGTTGCGTGTCGGCGTCCTGAGAGTTTCCATCGCAAGGTTAGCGACGGAGGTGGTTTCGGTTGGAAGCCGTAAGCAATCCGCTCATTACCTTCGCAGAGAGTTTACACATCCGAGACAGCGATGGTTTGCGACGGCTTCGGTTGTATCCTTATCAGCGAGAGGTTTTGGATGCCGTTTACCGAAACCGTTTTACCGTCGCCTGCATGCCGAAGCGTTGTGGCAAAACCTTGCTGGCTGCGACGGTTGCCTTGTATTACGCAACCATCAGGCAAGACTTCCGAGTTGTTATCCTCTCCACTTCAAGAGAGCAGGCTCAGACGGTTGCTTTTGACTATGTCAAGCGTCTTATCAAGTGGAACGCAGAGGCTTTCGCCAACACCATCAAAAGCGAAAGTCAGGTTCGGTTGGAGACTAAGGATGGCAGCATCATTGAAACCGTTCCGTGTCTTGCTGCCTCTTTGGCAGGCAAGCGGATTGACTTGCTACTGATTGATGAGTTGGCTTTCATTGAGGATGAGGAGACGGTTCAGGTGGCTCTGTCGCAAACCGAAGGTAGGAAAAGCAAGGTTTTCATAACCTCTACGGCTTCCGACACCGAACACCTGCTCTATCGCCTCTACAGAGACGCCGAAGAGTTAGGCGTCAGGTTTGTTTACTACGGCATTGAAGCCTACAGCCAAGCCAAACACATCAGCGACAGTTTCCTTGAAGAGCGACGGAAGATGATGCCTGAGTATCTGTTCAGGCGTTACCACGCCAATGAGTTCGGTGTTGTAGGCGAAACCGTGTTCAAGCCTGAGTGGATTGAGGCTGCCAAATGCGACTACAGCCTGAGCGACTTAGAGGAAGCCAAAGAATGGCTTGCGGAGAGGTTCGGAGAGAAGGTTGTTGGCTGGATTGTTTCCGTCGGCTTGGATAGAGCGATGCCTTACGCCAACCGAGACATGTCGGTTGCTGTCACTACGATGCTGGCTCGGTTCAATTCCGAGGCTGAGGTTTTCCTTGTGTTGAAGGAAAGCGTCTTTCCGACAGGTAGTTTTGAGGAAATCACAACGGAGTTTGAGTTTTTGATTGAGCGTTTCCGTCCTGCGATGTTTGTGTTGGAGAGTTATCAGGCTGGCGACATCGGAGACTGGCTCAGGAAAATCAAGCGAAAGGAAGTGGAGTTAGTTCCGCCAACGCCTCAAAACATCAAAGCAGCCTTCGGTTTCGCCATCCGCCAGTTCCAGAACGGACGGATTATCATTCCAGCCAACTCTCTGATGGCTCAGCAGTTAGTCAGGATAAGAGCGAAAGAGCACACCTTTGAAGGTAAGCCTCATGACGATGCCGTTTTCGCTCTGGTTTGGAGTTTGCAAGGTTGCAGGTTAGGCAAGATAACAGGCGAACCGTTCCTCTACATCATTGATGAGGACGGCATATGGTAGGCAAGCCACCTGAACCGACACCACCTGCCTACCGAAGGTTTTGGCGGCTCGGACGGTAGTTTTGCGGAGTTATTGACTTTTGGCAAGTTTGAGGTAAACGCCGAAACAATTGCCTACGGAAGGCGTTACAATTTGTGGTGGTGGTTGCCTTCCGTTCGGTTTCGGTTCTCTAAAAGCCAGTCTTTCATGCCTCAGGCGATGCCTTCGGTTGGACGCTGAAGGCGTCGCCTTAAGTTTTTTAGCCTTCCGACGGCTCTCAGGTTTTGCCTCACACTATTGACAAGCGTCATTAATCTGATTAAGGCTGAGGTTGGCGACAGCCGTTCCGAACCGAAGGTGGACGCCTCACACTCCGAAGCCTACCGAGACAAAATCGGCAGTTTTGTCTCTTTTCCGTCGCCTACCGAAGGTTCAGGACGCCTGAAAGATGCCTTCCAGCCGTCAGAAAAGGAGACAATTTTTCGCCTCAGGTGGCTTCTGTCTCCTTTCCATCCGAAGGTGACGCCTCGGTTTTTGTTTCCTCTTGCCTGCGGAAGGCTTCCACGCCGACACGGTAGGCAGGTGAACGGTAGGCGAAAAACCTTTCACTCCAAAACACCTGTTTCTACAAGGCTTTTCCGCCTGCAGTGAACGATTTGAGTGGTTTTTGCCGCTTTAAATGGCAGTGGCAACGGAACTCTGAAAGCCGCCTGTAATAGGTGACGCCTGTCGGTAGGCAAGCCTTCCGAGCCTTCCGAAGGTTTGTAGCCTCTCCTGCCTTGTAATTTCCATAACGCCTTGCTAAGCCTTCCGAAGGTTAGGATGTTGGTGGTTAGGTTAGGATGTAGGTTAGGATGTTTCCGCCTCATTACCGACATCCTAACCTCACGAAAAACTTTTTTTCCTTGGTTTTTTGCGATGCGAGGTTAGGATGTTAGGATGGT